ACTACGTATTGAGGTAGGTTCTGATAATTTTTTTCCAAGTGTAACAAGTGAATGGGTTAGATATGAATTTAAAACTACACAAATAGGCGGAAACAGCTCTGTTCAAATTAGAGGTAACGGCAGTCCAGTAGATGTAGAATTATATGGAGCGCAATATGAGAGAAATTCCTATGCCACAAGCCTAATTCCCACCTATGGTACAAGTGTTACAAGGGCGAGTGATGTTTGTGGAGATGCAGGTAATTCTTCAACCTTTAACGATAGCGAAGGGGTGTTGTATGCTGAGATAGCGGCTTTGGCGGATGATTCAACACAAAGATTCATCACGCTTGGAGATGGAACTAATCAAAATGAAGTTAGGATGGCCTTTGAAAATTTTGGTACAAGCATAATATCATTAAGAGTAACAGTAGGCGGTACGCAACAAGCATTTGAATGGAAACAATTTTTACTACCTTCTATTTTAAATTATAATAAAATAGCTATTGTATACGCTGAAAATAGATTTGAACTGTGGGTAAATGGGGTTAAAGAAAGAAGTAGCTCATCGGGGTCTACATTCCCGTCCTCAACATTAGACAGATTAGATTTTAAATTGGTGAGTGGACAGCTTTTCTACGGCAAAGCAAAACAAGTATTGACATTTAACACCGCCCTATCAGATGCTGATTTAACAGCACTAACAACCATTTAAGAACTGAAAATACAAAATTGAATTTTTAATCCGTTATATAATTATATGAAATCAACCGAAATGTTAAACCAAATTAAAACGCTTCTAAATATCGAGGTCAAACTTGAAGATATGAAGTTGGAAAACGGTACTGTGATTACAGCCGAATCCTTTGAAGAAGGTAAGGAAGTCTTTATCGTTACAGATGATGAAAAAGTAGCAATGCCAGTAGGTGAATATATCCTTGAGGATAGTCGCTTATTGGTTGTATCTGAAGAGGGTATGATTGCTGACGTTAAAGAAGTGTCTGATGAAGTACCTGCTGAAGAGGAAGAAATTACCCCTGACCTTGAAGAAGAAAAAGAGGTAAAAGAGGAAATGGGCTACGCTACAAAAGAAGAATTGTCTTCTGCTGTTGAAGAGGTCAAAGCAATGATTGAAGAAATCAAAGCTATGATGTCCCCTAAAGAAGAGATGGCTGAAGATGGTGAAGGTGTTCTAAAATCTAGAACAGTAAAAGAGGAGTTTTCAGAAGCTGCTGCTGCACCTATTAAGCACAATCCTGAAGCTGTAAGCTCTCAAAAAACCAAAGTAGAATTTGGCAAAGGAAAGTTCACTAGCACCTTAGACAGAGTATTAAATAAACTAAATAAATAAATCAAACGAATATGAGTAATTCAAGAAACGTGGCACTAGCTACTACAACAAACATCACTACGACCTACGCAGGTGAGTTTGCTGGTGAGTACATCGCAGCAGCCCTCCTAAGCGCATCAACTATTGATGACGGTGGTTTGACTGTTAAAGCTAACATCGCATTTAAGGAAGTAATCAAGAAGCTTGCAACTGGTAACCTAGTAAGCCCTGCATCTTGTGACTTTACACCAAACAGTTCTGTAACACTTACAGAGCGTATCATTCAGCCTGTTGAGCTACAAGTTAACCTCCAGTTGTGTAAGTACGACTTTGTAAACGATTGGGAAGCTCAGTCAATGGGTTACGGTTTAGGTCAATCTTTACCCCCGAAATTCTCTGACTTTATGTTGGCTCACGTAGCTGCTGAAGTAGCACAAAATACTGAGTTCTGTATTTGGCAAGGAGACACAACCGCAGGGTCAAACAACTCTTTTGATGGTTTTGAAAAACTAATCGCAGCAGCAGCAACAGCAGGTGATATTCCAGCAGGTCAACAAGTAGCAGCAGGCACATTATCAGCCGTTAACATTGTAACTGAATTGTCTAAAGTTGTGGATGCTATTCCAGCAGCACTTTACGGGAAAGAAGATTTATTCATCTACGTTGGTTCAGCAGCAGCTAAGTATTACGTTCAAGCTCTTGGTGGTTTTGGCGCAAATGGTTTAGGTGCAAACGGTACAAACGCTCAAGGGACACAATGGTGGAACAACGGTTCACTTACTGTAAACGGAGTGAAACTATTTGTTTGTCCAGGGATGTCAGCTAACAAAATGTTTGCTGCTCAACGTTCTAACTTGTATTTCGGTACTGGGTTACTAAACGATACCAACGCGGTGAAAGTTTTAGATATGCAAGATTTGGATGCGAGTAACAATGTGAGAATGGTAATGCGTTTCACAAGTGCTGTTCAATTCGGAATCGCTTCTGACTTGGTTGAGTACGCTTAATTAATTAATAATCATTAGAAAGGGGTGGGTGGTATTAATCCGCTCACCCTTTTTTTTTAAAACATAAAAAATATGGCTTGTGCATTAACATCGGGACGGAAAGTTCCTTGTAAGTCCGCTTTTGGCGGCATAAAAACAGTTTTATTTGCAGACTATGGCACTATCGCTAGTGTTACTATTGACGCTTCAACAAAAGAGGCTACAATAGTAGATGCTTCAACTCCACCTGTGTGGTTTGAGTATGATGTAAAAGGTAATTCTAGTCTAGAAACAAGTGTAACCAGTTCGAGAGAAAACGGTACTACTTTTTACACTCAGACTTTGGCTTTGACATTGACCTATTTAGATGCTAAGACTCAGGCAGAATTGCAATTACTTGCAGTAGCACGTCCTTACATCGTGGTGGTTGATTATTACGGAAACAATTTCCTTTGTGGCTTTGATGCGGGTATGGAGTGTACAGGTGGTACAGTCGTTACAGGAGCAGCAGCAGGTGATTTAAGTGGTTTTACTCTAACATTTGAAGGAATGGAAGATACAGCACCTTTCTTCCTAGCTTCAGCAGTTACGGCTTCAGCTTTACAAATTGACCCAACGGCTGTTTAATCAGCTTTTTAAGTTAGAAAATGAAGCCTCCTTAATTGGGGGCTTTTTTTTTGCTTAAACAATTCTACAAATTCACTTCTTTTTTACGTTATATAAGAGTATGATAATATTAACCACTTCTGCGACCTCACAATTACTATCTGTAATACCTAGAGATTACGATAGTATACCATTTAAAATGTCTATCAGAGATGATAGTACAAACATTACGGTGACTTATATTATTGCAGCGGCTACAACGGTGGGGAATTACTTACAGTTTAACCAAGCCTTTAACCCTGTATTGGTTAAGAATCATTTTTATGATATACATTTATACACAGAAACGGCTTCAGGCTACAAGCAAGATATTTTTAAGGATAGAATATTTTGCACAGACCAAGACGTTAACCAGTTAAATGAAAACGCTCATTATAAACTTAACGAGGGTCAATATACTCACTACAATGGTTTTAATAATACCTACATAGTACGATGAAAAACACACAATTGAGAAACGACAAAGGCCAGTTTAAAAAAGCTTCTAAAGTGTCAGAGTTTGGCTTTGTTAATCTAAGCACATATACAAGCCCTGAGATAAAAGAAGTCAACGGAGAGGATTACATTGAATACGGTGCTGACAATAATTACTTTCAATACCTAATAGACAGGTATAATGGAAGCCCAACCAATAACGCCTCTATAAACGGAATCAGCCAAGCTATTTATGGAAAAGGGCTAAACGCTACGGATGCAAGCCGTAAGCCTAATGAGTACGCTCAAATGGTTTCTTTGTTTAAGAAGGATGTCGTTAGAAAATTGTGTTATGACCTAAAGTTAATGGGTCAATGTGCTGTTCAAGTTATTTATTCTAAGGACAGAAGCAAGATTGCTCAATTAGAGCATATGCCAATAGAGACTTTAAGAGCTGAAAAGTGTAATGATGACGGTGATATACCTGCTTATTACTATTTCAAAGATTGGCCTAACATTAAAAGAAGTGATGAGCCGTTAAGAATCCCTGCATATGGTATGTCAAAGGAAAATATAGAGATATACTACATAAAACCTTACAAATCAGGGTTTTATTATTATTCTCCTGTTGATTATCAAGGGGGTTTGCAGTACGCTGAACTAGAAGAAGAGGTTTCAAACTACCATTTGAACAATATAATGAATGGTCTTGCGCCTTCAATGCTCATAAACTTCAACAACGGTACACCAAATCAAGAGGAAAGACAGTTAATTGAAAGCAAGATTGCTCAGAAGTTCTCAGGAACGAGTAACGCGGGTAAGTTTATACTAGCCTTTAACGATAACAAGGAAAGCTCCGCAGAAATCACCCCTGTGCAGTTGAGCGATGCTCATAACCAATACCAGTTCTTATCAGAGGAAGCTACTAAGAAAATAATGGTTGCTCACCGTATTGTTTCTCCTATGCTTTTAGGCATTAAAG